CGCAATGGTGATCGACGTTGCCGGCGGCGCGTTGCCACCGGAATTGACCCGCCGGCGGACCGGTGCAACGGCGCTCGCCGCGGTCATGCCGGCGATGGCGGCCGCTATCCGCGACAACGACATTGGCCGGGTCAATGCGGCGTTGTCCGACGTCGTCCCGGCGATGGATACCGGCGGTGGCGCCACCGGTACCGGTCAATGGATCGGGGAATTGTGGACGCCCATTGCGCAAGAGCGGCATTTCTGGCCACGCGTGCAACACCAAACGCTGACGACCGGGCTCAAAGTCTACGGGTGGAAGTGGGGAACGTTGCCGGCCGTCGGCCCGTACGCCGGCAACAAGACGCCGATTCCGTCCAACGCCGTCACGATGGTTCCGGCGGAAGCGCCGATCCAACGCTACGCCGGCGGGTGGGATATCGACCGTATTTTGGTCGACCTAGGCGAGCCCGGTTTTCTGGAATCGTTTTTCCGGGCCGCAACGGTCGATCTTGGCAACAAACTCGAAGCGGGGTTGGCAAACGCAATCGAAGCGGCCGCCGGTGTCGGCGGTACCGCGGCGGACGTCTATTCGGCGGTGTCGTTGGCGATCCGGACGTTGATTGCGGCCGGCGCGACACCGTCCGCCGTGGCGTTGGCGCCCGACGTGTGGGCCGACCTCGTGGACTCGCCGCGGTCGACGTCGCCGTGGTGGCTACCGGAACAGGCGTCGATATCGTTGGGCGGCGAAGACGGCCGCTTGACCGACCTTGCCGTGTTCCTAGGACCGACGCTCGACGCCGGCGAAGTGCTCGCGTGGGACAAACGAGCGGTGACAACCTATGAGGCGTCACCGATGCCGGTCCGGGTGCAAGCGGTGAACATTCCCAACGGCGGTATCGACCTAGGCGTGTTCGCCTACTCGTCAACCATCGTCAACGACGCTCGCGGCGTCGCGCTCGTCACCGTGACGGTTGTCCCGTAAGCCATGACCGAACCATTGTGGCTTGCCGTGGCGGACGTGAAAGATCAACTCCGGATCGCGCCGACGGACACGACCGACGACGCGTTGATTATCCGGTGCGCGGCCGCCGTGGAACCACAAGTGGAGCGCGCCCGGTCGGATGCGTGGGTGTACCACGACCCCGACATTCCCAACCCGCCCGACCCGCCCCCGCCGGGTTGGCCGGTGGTCTTCGAACCCGACGCAGAGGTTTACCAAGCGGCCGTCATGCTCGCCGCCCGGTTGGTACGCCGGCGGAATTCGCCCGGCGGCGTCGAAACGTTCGGTGAGTCAGTGACTTACGTATCCCGGCAAGACCCTGAGATAGCGCGTGCGTTGCACACCGGCCCGTACGCGTCGCCCGGTGTCGGGTGAACGTCGCCGGCGCCGTGCAAGGCGTCGTCGACCGTCTGTTGGCGGCCGGCGTGCGTGCCGTGCTCGACGAACGGGATATTAACCCGCCGTGCGTGTACGTTGCGCCGCCGGCGGTGTCGTGGCGCTTCGCCCGTAACGACTTTGACGCCGAATTCACCGTGTGGGCAATCACCAACGCCGCCGGCCGCAATATCGACCTCGTCAATCTAGGTGAATTGCTCGACGACGTCACCGCGGCGTTGCAATTCGCCGCCGTCCGCGCCGAACCGGCCGACCTGTTGATACCGCAACAGGCCGCGCCGTTGCCGGCGTACCGATTACTGTTCACCGAACGTATCCGCCAACAGCGCACGACCGCAAAGGAGAATTAACCATGCCGGTATTAGGTCCCGGGACGCTCGAGATAGGCGCCACCGGAACGGAAATTGACGTGTCGTGTTTGGTGAACGGCGCGCGTGTGGCGCCAACCAAAAACGAAGGCGACGCCACCCAAAAACTGTGTGGCACAAAGGTTCCCGGCGCCATCACCTACACGGCGAAACTTTCCGGCAATATGGATATCGACCCGGACGAAGGCGCCGCGGGATTGTTCGCGCTTTCGTGGAGCGCGCCCGGCTCGCAACAGGCGTTCAACTTTATTCCGAATACCGCGGACGGTACCGCGGCGACCGGAACATTGGTGCTCGACCCGCTCGACTTCGGCGCCGATAAATACGGCGACACGCTCGCAAGTGACTTCGAATTCACCATTGTTGGTGACGTCGTATTCACTTATCCGGGCGGCGCCACGGCGACCATGCGCACCGGCATTCCGATTCAACAGGACCGCATCGGCCCGCCGGAACAATCGCCGGCGCCGGCGCGGAAACAGCGCGCTAAAGAATCGGTGAAATGACCGGCGGCGCGGAATTGGTCGGCGGCGCCAATTTTGCGCGAACAATGGCGGAATTCGGCAACGATATTCAAGCGTTGACCGAAGCGCACACGGCGGCCGGCGCGGAAGTCGCCCGGCTCGCCGCGTCGCGGGCCCGCCGGCAGACGGGCCGGCTCGCCGCGTCGTTCGGGCCGCGGGTCACCGATGCCGGCGTGGAGATAGCGTCGCCGGTGCGGTACGCCGGCGTGCAAGAGTTCGGGTGGGCCGCCCACCACATCACGCCGTCGTTGGCGCTGACGTCGTCACTCGACGACGCCGGCCCGACGGTGGAACGAATCTACGGGGACGCCGTCGACACGGCGCTAGGCAAGGTGAGAGGCAAGTAATGGGACCACAACCACGACTAACACCGGTGGCCGACGTCGAGCTACCCGACGGGCCGTTTGACGTCCCGGTCAACAAACTAGGGATGACGATTCCCCGGTTACGGATCGTGCCGGCCGACGGCGAGCCCTACATCGTGCAGGTATTGAATCCTGACCTGTTGACCTTCGAAGACACCGCGGCGACGCACCGGTGGGCCGGCCCGGGTAAAGCGCCGTTCCGGTGGCTCACGTTCGTTGCGTGGGCCGCGTCGACCCGGACGGGCGCCACCGATCTTTCGTGGGACGAATTCCGGAAGACCACCCAACAGATTGACAACCTATCGGCCGTGACGGCGGACCCTACCCCGCCGGGACTAGATCCCGGCTAATCGTCGAGATAGCTGTTGCGACGTCGACGCCGCCGGCCGGGTGGCGGACGGAATCCGACCAGACGTTGGCAACGGTGCTCGACGTGTTGACCGAACAGGCGAAGGCGATCCGGAACGGGAGGTGACACGGTGGCACGCTCGATTGAACTACTCGTGCGGATCGCCGTCGACGCCGCGCAAGCCGGTCAGGAGATAGACGACGCGGCCGGCCGGGCGTCATCGTTCGGTGACCACATGGGCAACCTTGCGCTACCGGCCGCGGCCGCCGGCGCGGCCGTGGTGGCGTTCGGCAAAAACGCGATCGACGCGGCGTCCGCGGCGCAACAGGCCGTCGGCGGCGTCGAAGCGGTCTTCGGTGCGTCCGCGCAACAGGTAGTCGCGTGGGGCGAAGACGCGGTGAACAGCGCCGGCCTATCGACCACGGCGTACGAAACGATGGCGGCCGGCATCGGCGGCGCGCTCACCGGTATGGGCGTCCCAATGGACGCGGCCGCGCAATCGACGCAAGACCTCATCACCCGTTCCGCTGACCTCGCAAGCGTTTTCGGTGGCACGACCGCGGAAGCGGCGGACGCCGTGACGTCGGCGTTCCGCGGTGAGTACGACTCATTGCAACGGCTCATCCCCGGTATGTCCGGTGCGGCCGTGGAAGCGCAGATAGCGGCGGACGCGCAAGCCGGGATGACGTTCGCGAGCCAAGACGCGGCGAAGGCGCACGCAATCACGGCCGTGATAATGGATAAGTCCGCGGCGGCCGCCGGCAACTTCGCGAAGGAATCCGACACCGCGGAAGGCGCGTCGGCCCGGGCCGGCGCAACAGCGGAAAACACCGCGGCAACGTTGGGTGAATCGCTGTTGCCGGCCTACACGGCGTTGCAAGGTGTGTTGCAATCCGTCGCGGAATGGGTGGGGCAGAATTCAACGCTCGTGATGGTGCTCGCCGGCGTCATCGGCGGGTTGGCGGCCGCCGTGCTGTTGGTGAATGGCGTGATGGCCGTTGCGTCGGCGGCGACGGCGGTATGGGCCGCTATTCAAGGCGTCGCGTCCGGTGTCGCCACCGGGTTCACCGCCGTGATGGGTGCGCTTAACGCCGTGTTCGCCGCCAACCCGGTGGTGATCGTGGTGATTGCGGTGATTGCGCTCATTGCGGCAATCATCCTGTTGTGGAACAACTGTGAAGCGTTCCGGTCGTTCGTCATTGGTATGTGGGAA